GAAGGAGATGGAAAACCTGACCGACACGGTGAAGGGCAGCAGCCCGGAGTGGCCGTATACCGCGCACCCGATGACCGTTTGCGGCAGAAATGCGGCGGAGGAGACGGAGATCCTGAAGCAGATCCAGGAGCTAATGGAGAGACGGGCGAAGGTGAGAAGGATCATAGAGGCTGTGAGGGATGAGGATACAAAGCTGATGCTGGAACTGAAGTATACATACCCGGTCAAGATGAGCTGGGATGATGTGGCTGCTGAGATGGGTGAGGACGTAGGCGGAGATGCAATGCGCAAAAGAGCGGATAACTTTTTTGACGGGCTTTCCGAAAATTCCTGATTTTCCGGTTTTTATATGCTATGATGTATGTGTCAAAAGTGCGGGCGGCCAGAGCGGCAGGCCCGCGCTCTTTTTGTTCGTAATACCTGAAGCGTTGGCAGAGTGGACGATTGCAGCGGTTTGCTAAACCGCAGAAGCATAAGCTTCCGCAGGTTCGAATCCTGCACGCTTCGCCATATGAGCGGCGCAGGAGATATGTGTTGTGCCTGCGGGACCAGGGCGATGCCCTTACTCCTCGGTGGTGGGGACGAGAAGATAGAACAGGAGTGATAAGAAATAAGCGATCAGAGCAGTTTTTATCACAGAAAACGGCATAAGATGTGGCGCGCAGCAGTGCTGAAAAAAGCGGGATACCTATGCGTGGAATGCAAAAGATACGGAAGAAAACTGCCGAATGGAGAGCCTGTGCCAGCGACTGTAGCGCACCATGTGCTGCATGCGGACGAATGGCCGGAATATCGTTACGTTGTGGAAAACGGAAAAGCGCTTTGCGAAAAGTGCCACAACAAAGAACACCCGGAAAAAGGCGGGAAGAACAGAGGCCCCCGCCCATCTGAGTACTGACCATTTGGGGGTAACGCACCGGTGGGGGCCAGTCTTTATATACACGGGGAAAATTTGGGGAAAGGGGGTAAGGCGAAAATGAAAGGCGAAGCTTCCAAAGACGCGCGCGCGGGCGCGCACGCGAAAAAACCAGCCGCTCAGAACCGTTCAAAGCCGGAAAGAACACCGTACGAAAAGAAAAGGCGGCTGATTGTGGACCGCATGAAGGCGCTTAATACGTACAAGCCGCAATATGCCGCGCTGATCGAGAGAACGGCCAGGCTGTACATAAAGCTGGAGCAGCTTGAGAAACAGTATGAAAAAAGCGGAATGGAACCATTTGTGCAATACACAAACAAGTACGGAGCAACAAACCTTGTGCCAAACCCCATGATCAAAGCGATAGAAGACGCATATGCAGAACTGATCGTGCACGAAAGAGAACTGGGACTTACGCCGGCGGCCCTCAGGAAACTGGGCGACGCGTTAGTGCAGGACAACAAGGAAAGCCCGATTGAGGCGGCGATCAGAAAGCTGAGAAGCGGATGATTGACGGCAAGTATGCGGCGGAGGTGCTGGCATATGCGAAAGGCGTTGCTGAAGGAAGCATTCTGGCGAATAAAGAACGCATAACAGGATGCGAACGTTTTCTACGTATGGTGGAAAGCGGAAAGTATGACATACGCACAAAAGACGCGGATTTTGTAATCGGGTTTATAGAAACGGCGTTTAAGCACAGGCAAGGAGAAACGCTGGAGGGTTTGTCGCTGCGCGGCAAGCCTTTTTTGCTGGAACCGTGGGAAAAATTCTGCATTTACGGGATGCTGATTTTCTGGTATCCAGGAACGCAGGAACGCGTTGTAAAAGAGGCTTTTATATTCATACCGCGAAAGAACGGAAAAACGCTTTTGATTGCCGCGCTTTCGTTTGCACTGGCGGTTTTGCAATGCGAAAGCGCATCAACCGTTTATGTGGTTGGAGCGGAGCTGAAACAGGCAAAAGAGACGTACAAAAGCTGGAAGTACAACATCGAAAACACGATGTATGCCGGCAAGAAAAAGGCGCAGGCGGCAGGATGGAGAATCGCGGATAACAGTTTTGAGCATGTCGTAAGCAACGAAGACTTTGCTGGCGGAGCGATATCGCTGAACGCGCTGGCGGGAAACCCAGACGGACAGGATTCGCTGAATGCAAACATTATCGTTGCAGACGAGCTGCATGCATACAAAACGCCAAAACAATACAACATCCTGAAGGAAGCAACAAAAGCATATACAAACAAGCTGGTTATCGGCATCACTACAGCAGGTGATGACGGAACCAGCTTTTGTGCGCAGAGATTAAAGTACGCAACGCTTGTAAACGACGGAACTTTTGACAATGAAAACCTGTTTGCATTTATCTGCTGTGCGGAAAAAGACGAACGCGGAAATGTGGATTATCTGAGCGCGGAGCAGCACGAAAAGGCCAATCCGAACTATCGCGTAACAATCAGGCCGGCGGACATCATGAATGACGCCAAACAGGCAGAGGCGGATCCGCAGCAGAGAAAAGACTTTTTTGCCAAAAGTCTGAATGTGTTTACGGCACAAGTCAAAGCATACTTTGACGTCGACAAATTCAGAATCAGCAACAAAGAAGCCGAAGGAAAGCTAAGCATCGATCCAAAATGGACAATCGAAAAAAAGATCCAGCATTTGGCCAAACTGCCGATCCGATGGTACGGCGGCGCAGACCTTTCCAAGCTGCACGACCTGACAGCTGCCGCCATATACGGAGAATACAAAGGCGTGGATATATGCATCACGCATGCGTGGTTCCCGATCATCGCCGCAGCGGAAAAGGCAGATAAGGACGCCATCCCGCTGTTCGGCTGGCAGGAAGTCGGATGGCTGGATATGTGCAACGCGCCAACAAACAACCATCAGGCTGTTGTGAACTGGTTTGTAAAAATGCGTCAGATGGGTTTTCGGTTCCGGGAAATCGGTCACGACAGGAAATTCTGTGATGAATACTTTCGCGGCATGAAAAAAGCCGGATTCAAAGTAAAAGACCAGCCGCAGTACCACTGGAAAAAAAGTCAGGGGTTCAGGCGCATTGAACACAGAATGCTGAACGGCAATTTTTATTACCTGGGATCAGACGCATATGAATACTGCGTTCAGAATGTGTTTGCCATGGAAAAAACGGACGACCTGATCCAGTATGACAAAATTGCTCCAAACCACAGGATTGACGTGTTTGACGCCAGCGTGTTCGCGGCTGTGCGCCTGATTGAAGATGCGGACAATATGGACATTGCAGAAGGGTGGAAAAAGCAATGAGCAAGAAAAGCCAGAACAGAAAAGCAATGGCAAGGGACGCCCCCGTACAGCAGAAAAGAAGCGCGCTTTATCTGACGAACATGGACGGATGGAACGAACTGCTTTCGTGCGGATACAAACCGATCACAAGCTGTTCAGAAGTGCAGACAGCCATTGGCGTATATGCAAGCATGGTGGCAAACATGACGATCATGCTGATGCAGAACACCGAAAAAGGTGATGTGCGTGTACGGAATGGGCTGAGTCGAAAGCTTGACATTGAACCAAACAAGCTGATGACACATCAGACGTTCATGTTCAACCTTGTAAGGGTGCTGATGACAAACGGAAATCAGGTAACAGTGCCGACCTATACAATGGACGGATTGCTGGACAACCTGAAGCCGCTGCCGCCAAGTCAGGTGAGCTTTATACCCGACGGAGAAAGCTACCGAATTTTGTACGGCAGTCAGAGCTTTGCGCCGGATGAGGTTTTGCACTTTCCGATGAACCCAGACCCGGAAAAACCGTGGATGGGAACAGGATACACGGTGGAACTGAGCGACGTAGTGAAAAGCCTGAATCAGGCCACCAGAACCAAAAACGCCCTGATGAAAAACCCGACGCCTACGCTGATCGTGCGTGTGAACGGACTGATCGACGATATGCAGACGGCGGAGGGGCGTGAAAAGGTAGCGGCGCAATATCTGCCGCAGGGGCAGGGAACCAAACCGTGGATGATTCCGGCGGAGGCTTTTGAGGTAAGCGAAGTCAAACCCGTAAGCCTGAGCCAGCTGGCAATCGACAAACATCTGGAACTGGACAAACGAAGCGCGGCGGCCATCATTGGCGTGCCGGCTTTTTTGATGGGTGTTGGCCAGTTTAACGAAGTAGAATTCAACTGGTTCGTTGCAACGCGTGTAATGCACATTGCCCGGATCATTGAACAGGAATTCACACGAAAGCTGC